CCACGTAATCGAGCCCCTTGTCGCCGGGATACCGCACCTTCTGATCAGCCGGCGTCCACAGCCCGCCGAACGGGAAGTTCTGCGAGTGCCAGAGGCTTTCGATGGTGAAGGCGACGGTGCGCGATCCGATCCCGCTCCAGCTGATCCGCGGCGACGACAGATAGCCCGGAAACATCTTCTTCAGGCCGGACGGCCAGACCTCCTGCGTCTCCTGATCGAAGGCGCACCAGTAGACATCCGCCTGCCGGCCCTCGATCTGCCGCCCCTGATCCTTCACCGAGCGGAGGAAATCGAGGTTCACGCCGGCGAGCACGATGTCGATCTTTGCCGCCTGCCCGAAGCGCGGATCTTCTACCGCGCTGATGGAGACGATCTGGCCGCCGGCGGGATCAGACACGCCGCGCCATTCGAAACCGCCCACCGTCTTGCGCCCCACCCCATTGTGAAGGCGCCAGCGGCCGGACGGGAGATCGAGATCGGCGAACCAGGCGCGCGCAATATGCGGCCGGCGGAGGAAGTCCATCTCGGCTGCGCTGTAGAGGTTCGCCATCGTCAATCCGCAAAGTATTCGCGCGCGTCGTAGTCGAAGACTTCGAACAGCGTCACGGTGGCCTCGTCAGCGACCACAAGCCCACGGGAGGCGGTCGCCGCTTCCTCGCTCTCCAGCCGCATCGCGAGGACCGGGTAGAGCGTCGCGAAATCCAGCGTCGTCAGCGCCTTCCGCAGAGGCGGCCATATCCTGTACTCGCCGTCTCCGCGCTCCTCGGTGATCGTGTAAAGCCCGAAGTGGAACGGAAAGAAGCCGATGTAATCGCCCATGCCGAGGCGATGTCCCCAGAAAGTGCTTTTGAGCCGGATGATTGTCGCATCCACGGCAGCACTTGCGGCCAACGCTACGTTCGGCGCCGTCATCCCCCAATTCTGGCCATTGCTCCACGGCTGGCCGTTGCTCCAGGGCAAGCCGAAACGCAGTTGATCCTTGGTGGCCGCAATGCCGGCTTCACGCACCGTCATCATGTCGGGGTCGTAGAACGGCACTCTGGTCGCGTTCGCCCCGCCATGCAGCGCCGTTACCCAGCCCCGATAGCGCCGGAACTTCGAGCCGACGGACACAGGAAACGTGAACCTCCAGCGCCACGCGGCGAACGGCGATGATACCGTCTGCGTGAAGTTTCCGATGCTGGTATTGGTGGACGCGCCGACGGTGCGAGGACCGGAAAGCGGCTCCATCGTGCGCGGATAGAGGCCGAGAGGCATTGAAATCAGTCTTGCCATCAGCCTCGCGTCCCCCGCAAATCCCTCGTCTTCGCTCGACCGTCGGCCATCTTGCCAAAGTCCTGATACAAATCGCTGATCTGGCGCTGCACGCGGGCCAGCCCGGCAGCATCAGAATTCGGCGCATTGATCGTCGGGCTGAAGACGAGAGACCCGCCCCCGCTCCGCTGGCCCGGCTTGGTGATGTCGACACGCTCATTGGGGGACTTGCGGAATGCCACAAGCTGACTGTCGATCCCGCCGGCGCCGCCAGGCAGGATGGAACCGCCGCGCTCGAAGCCAAGAAGCCCGCCGAGGAGACCGGAGAAGAACCCACCGAAGCCGCCGCTGCCGCCGCCCATTTTGCTGAACGAGAGGCTGACCACCTGCCGCAAGACGTCTTTCAGCACGTCGGACCATTCCTTCGTGCCGGAGATGGCGTCGCCCAGCGATGCTCCAATCCCGCTGAAGGCGCTCTCGATGTTGCTGGCAACGCTCGTCGCCCCACCCTGGACGTCTACGCTCTGCATGCCGTTGTCGAGGCCCTGCATGATGTTGACGCCCACTCCGTGCATCACGCGCGAAGGAGAGTGGATCCCCAGCGTGCTCTTGACGCTCGATGTGATGCTGTTCGCAATGTCGGTGAGACCGCCCTTGACGCTCTCCCACTTGGCCTGGATGCCCTGCCATAGGCCGTCGATGATCTGCCCACCGATTTCCAGCATCCGCGCGGGCAACGCAGCGAACGCTTGGATGATCTGGTCGGCAACACTGGAGACCTGCTGAACGATCTCACTGATCTTGGCGACCACGGAATTGAATGCGTCGGCAAGGCCGGTGCGCATCCCTTCCCCGAAGGCACGAACCTTCGCATCGAGGTCGGCAAACCACTGGACGATCGCCTGAACGTCCTGGCCGAATTGCACCGCCTCATTGCGGAAGCGGACGATCTCATTCGTCACGAACTGGAAGCCGCCAGCCAGCTTGCCGGACCATTCGGCGATTGCCGGGCTGTTCTGCACAAGCCATTCGGTGAACTGCTTCAGATACGGAAGGAGCTCGGTTGCGACCTTGGCCGCAAGGTTGCCGAAGGCGCCCTGCAGTCGGGATATGTTGTCGTTGAATGCTTCGGCGTTCGCGCCCATCTCGGCGGTGAAGACCTGCCCGAACTGATCTGCTTCGCCCATCAGCTTCTCGAGCGCAGCCGATCCGCCATTCAGCAGGGGGATCATGTTGGCGCCAGAGCGGCCCATGAGTTCCATCGCCAGCGCGGTCTTCTCGGCCCCGTCGGGCATACTCGCGAACTTGTCGGAAAGCTCCGTGAGAACCTGGCTTGCCGACTTGAGCGAGCCGTCGGCATTTGTGGCCGACACGCCCAGCTGCGCGAACTTCTGCTGCGCGGATTCCGACCCGTTCTTGGCCTCGTTCATCACCTTCGACAGACGGCCGATCGACGTCTGAAGGCCTTCGAAGGAGACCCCCGAAAGATCGGCCGCATACTTCAGCCGTGACAGTTCCTCGATCGGAACACCGATCTTGGATGCCGCCTTAGACATGTCGTCAGCAGCATCGATCGCGCCCTTGACGGCATAGGCCATTGCGCCGGCCGCCGCCGTTGCTCCCGCCGCAGCCGCGGCGAGCCCCGTCCTGGCGAGAGAGCCGAACTTTGCGAGCCCGGACTGGGCCTTCTTCAGGCCGTTGGAGAAGGCGGCGCTGTCGATACCGAGGTTGACGCGCAGCGCGCCGATTACCGAACTACCGGCCATTGCCGCCGCCCTTCCTATGCCTTGATCCGAGCCAGCCCCGAACCGTCGCTTCGATCTGCTCCGGCGTCTGGCGTCGGCCCGACGGCTTCTTCTCCTGCTGGAGAATGCTGTCCAGCTTCGGCAACTTCTTCTGCCGAGCCAGCGCCTCGATGTGCCAGGCGAGAACCATGTTCTCGTCCCGCGCCCTCTTCAGTCTTGCAACGCTTCCGTCGAGGATGACGCCGATTTCTCTCAGCGTGAGCCCCCAGAAATGCGAAGGGTCCTGCCCGCTTTCTACCCATGATCGGAGCAGATTTAGCGGCCGGAACTCTTCGCCTTCGGAGGGTTTGCGTCTTCCGTCGCCTCCGGGAACGCAAGCGCGAACGCCCTGCCGATGGCTTCCATGCAGTGTTGCATGCCGGCCTGTTCCAGGATGTCGCCGGCGCCCTTCAGGTCGACGTCCTTGTGGCTGTCGCGCAGCGAGGCCCAGACCAACGCCCGAACGGTAGCCATGCGGACGCTTTCCGGGTCTTCGAGGCCCTTGGCGATCCTCGCCACCGGCTGATCCATCAGCGCCTCGAGTTCGCACAGGGCGTTGATGGAGAACGAGATCGTGTAGGCCTTTTCGCCCACCTGGAACGCAACGGATCCTCGTGCAGGGTTCGCCATTATGCCGCGGTGCCCCACGTTTCAGCGCCGGATACGGCGACGGTAATGGTGGCCGTCATGCGGTCGTCGATCGGGATGGCCTTGGAAAAACCGATGATCGAGGCGTCGAAGGTGACGGTAGGACGAGGCGCATCGCCGGGGAAGGTGATCCGGTGCTCGACCGTCTCGCCGCTTTCGAAGAGATCGCGGAGCAGTTCGTCGGTCTCGCTGCCGGGCACCCAGTTGATCTCGAACGAGGCTTCCCCGTTGTCGATCAGGCCCGAGATGTATTCCCGGCGCCGGTTCGGGCTCTGCATGTGGGTGGCGTCGATCCGGTCGGCCGTCGCTTCGCCGGGCGTCACGTTGATCACCTCGGCGACCTGGACGAAGGCGGGTGTGGTGAGGCTGGCGTCCCAGATTTCATAGATGGTGCCGTAGCCAATGCGGGCGTCGGTCATGGTGTTTCTCCGTAGTGAACCGTGATGTCGATGGAGGTGCGGAACAGGCTGGTGACTTCCCCGGCGTCCGCAGCCGGCAGGTTTCTTTCGCTCTCGATGAAGATGGCCTGGATGTCGCCGCCACTATGGCCGGACAACAGAGCCTTGATCTGGCCTGCTATCGTGTTCGCTTCGGCGAACTTCGCAGCGTAAACGTCGATCTGCACGCGGCTTGAAACGTAGCCGGACGCTCCTTGCAGGTGGTAGTTCACGAAGGCGTCGATCTTGTTGAGGACAACGTTCGGATAAGGCGTGCCCTGCGGCACCCTGACCCAATGTCGGCGCCCGCCGGCGACAGAGGCCAGCAGCGCGGTCAATGCTTCTTCCATCACTGTCCCTTTGCCGCGAGCTTCGCCGCCTTGCGAGCGAGGCGCTGTGCCGCCTTCGCGATCTCGTTCCAGGTCTCGGTCTTGATCGTCTCAAGAACCTGCCGTTGGCCGCCATCCCACGCCGGCCGAGCGAAGCTCTGGGGCCCATGGTTGATGTTGCCGAACTCCTGATTCCATGCGGCAGGGTTCGGGCCCGCCCCGACGAACACCTCGGCGAAGGCCTTGTCGTTCTTGAACTCCCGCCGGTGCAGCTTCGCCTGACGTTGGGAGAGCTTCGTTCCGACGCCGATCCCGGACTTGAGGTCGCCTGCGCCCGTCTCTGGGTCGTCCGGCGCCAGGTTCCGCATCTCCTCAGCAAGTGGCGTGCCCGCCTTGATCAGCGTTCGCCGCAGGACCGCTTTCGCAGTCGACTTCGGCAACTCGCCAAGTGCGCGGTCCAGCTCGCGAAGGCCTTCGACCGTCTCACGCGCCATTGTCCGCGTCCCGGATGGCGGTGATCTCGATAAAGCGGTTGCGGCCCTCGTCGGCCTCCTTGATACCTTGGATGTTCCATGCGCCGCCGTCGTGCGACAGGACATCCGTCGGCAGCAATGCCCGCGTGGTCGTCGACGAGCGGACAGTAAACCGGCTCATCAGCACCGCCCCCACCTGCCCCGCGGCCTGTTTCTCGCCATCGCTGACGTCCCTGCGGCGCGCCCAGACGGTGGCGACATCTGACCACGTCTCGACCGGCTCATTGAACTCGTCATAGACGGTGGTCGCCCGCTGGATAGTGACGCGGCGATCGAGCTCTTGAGCGGTGATGGCCATCAGATCAACGGTGTCCGGTATTTGGAAACAAGCTCGCGCTCGACACGGTCGAGAATGTCGGAGTTTGCCTGCGCGGCTTCGTCGAAGTGCTTCTGGACGCGCAGGATGATCGCGGTCTGGATGTCTTCCGGCGTGGTCGCCTTTCCTTCAGCGACCGGCCAACCGACCACGAACTCGATCGTCACGAAGCCGTCGGGATGGACATCCGGGGGCGAGTATCCGTCGATAAACTGGACATAGGACCGGCCGCCGCCGTCCTGGCGCAGCTGGTATTGGTCCGTCGCTACTGTGGTGCTCTGCCCTGCTTCGTTCAGATATTTCACAGAGGCGACAGTCCGCACCGGGCGGAGAGACAGGCCCATCTTGCCCTCGAAGCGGCCGTATTCCTGCCGCCAGGTCTGCTCGACCAAGGCGATGCCGAGCACGCCCGACCAGCCCTCATAATGCGCAACAGCGGACTTGATCAGGCGCTCGATCTCGGCGTCGAAGTCCGTCCCATCCACGCGCAGGGCAGCCTTCACGTCTTCGAGCGAGACCGGCAATGCCGTCGGCGGGGTTACGAGGGTGGGACGGAACATGGATCAGGCGCTCTTGTTCTTGGGGGCGGCCTTCTCGGCCTTATTGGCGACGGACGCTTCCGCCTTGGCCTTGGCTTCCCGCAGGACGCCACTGTTGATCAGGTGCTGCACATCGCCCTGCGCGACCTCGCGGGTGTCGCCCGGCATGTACATCTTGTCGCCGAGGTGCTGGCGAAGGACTTCGTA